AGGACTGAAATGTATGTAGAAGAATTTAAAGCATACGCCGATAGTCAAGGTGATTATGATGCACACTTTAACTCAATATGTTTTGAAGTTGATGCATATCCTATAGAAGGATTTAATCAAATACAATTAGGAATTTAATTAGTTAACTTCTGACTATCCTTAATCATTAAATTAAACACCCCGGAATAGTAATCTAACATAGATGCTATTACCGGGGTGTTTTCGTATTCGGGGTTCCACTTATCCATTACTTCAGTGAACTCGATAGGGTTAGCTAATTTACTTTCAAGGATTAATAATCCTTCTTTAGTTATTTTAACCTCAAAACTAGCTATTACAGTATCATTCATCTAGCACAGCGTCTATATTATCTCCCTTAATTTTATTATACTTTTTATTAAAGTTTGCTCTACTTAAATTTTTTGCATCACTTCTAAATTGTTCTACTATTCTTTTTTCTTTCTTTTTTGTATTTTCCCACTCTTCATCTTTGGGAAAAAATATAGGAGTATCTGTCTCCTCTTTTTTTATTACTGGCTTTTCTCTAGTTAATCCTAACTCCATTATCTTAAACATCTCTTCGTGCTTGTAAACAATATGTGTTTCATTATCAAAATGAACTTCCCAATCATTCTTATCTATATCATCTAATTTGCGTATCTTAACTATTTTATTTTCCATTATTTTCTCCCTTTTTAAAATGTATTTCACCTGCTATAGCACCGTAGGCCGCCATATCAATATAAGTATCTTTGTTTGTAGCACCTAATTTAGTCCGTGCTACTTTTAATAAACTCATCATAATTGCAACATTTTCTGCTGTAATATCAAAATCTAAGTATGCCGACCATAACTTTGCTATATTCTTATGATTTTGTGTTTTATCTCCATAATCTTTTTGGCGTTGGCCACCTACTAATCTAACTGCTTCTTCTAAAAAATCTTTTGTTTTTTCACTCATTTTTTATTTTTTTTAAACTTTCTACCTACAAAAAACACTATAGTATTTATACAAGTATTTATGGTTACCATAACTAATATCCACCATTGCCAAAACTCTACTGTCAAATCTTTACTAAATCTACTATAGGAACTAAATACCCTTTAGATGTTCTGTGGTCGCCGCCAAGAGTGGTAGAATATTTATTGTACACCAATTTACGCAATCTGTCAAGTGGAATCTCAATAGAGAACATATGTTTATCCTTTTTATCTACTATTTTAAATATCCAAAGATTAGATTTACTGGTTGTTATACCACTATTTTTACCTCTAGATTCATATTCTACATAAACATTGCCTGTCTTATGTGCTAATCTATCTGTTTTAAGCTCATAGTCTAGCCTAGACTCCATTACAAGTTTCTCATGTTTCTTACCATACTTTAAATCTTTATTAAATTTTGTAATAGAAAAATCATGAGTTTTTAATTCTTTTATAGTCTTACCGTTATTTTCTTTTATTTCACTCAATGTTTTTTACCCATGTCTACTTGTTCAATATCAGCATCTAATAATTCAGTTGTTGGTTGTTGTCCTTTATTTTGTATCTCCACAACTTTATCTATAATAGCCATCTGGCCCATTTGCACTAGCTTATCTAGGTCAATTTCTAAAGTCTCCATCAAACCTTTTAAAACATAAAATGTAGCATCAACTGGTTTTGCCGGGTTAGTGGTGTCGTATGCTATCACATCAAAACTACCATCGCCTCTAGGTTTAAGTATTAAGTAATATCTATCTGGTAACAAAGATAGCTTTTCAGTTTCATTTAGTAAATCATTTATTTCAACCATGCGTTAGGAATCCTTTTTTCTGCCCAGAGTATTTTATGCTTATCACACCATGCACCATAAGTTGTTTTACTCGATTTGTTAAGTTTATTATTAGCATTTACAAATAAAAATCGTATGTCAATATCTGGATTTTGTTCCATAACTAACAAGTGTTTTTGTCTGTCTGCAAAATCAAAAAACCCTTTTGTCTCAATGTATATATCTTGTTTTGGTAGATAGAAGTCTGGAGTATACTTTTTAATTTTAGGCTGATATTCCAAATAAAATTTTTCATAATCATAAGATACATCATTTTTAATTAGCCAGTGAGCAAAGCTTCTTTCAAATTCAGAACGAAATCCTTTTCTTCTCATAATAAAGTTTTTGTTTTATACCTATTTACTAATTCAATATTTTTTACAAAAAGAGGGTGTAAACTAGGTGCATTTTTTTCTAATTCTATCATAGCATCATTAATATCTATAGTAGGCATAACAGCTAACTTACCTTGTTTTATTTTTATAAACAAAGAATTAAAGTATCTTTCTATAACTTGTGTAGTTCTAAGTATATTGTCTTCTTTATAAAAACCACCTTTACCGTGGTGCTGTCTTACCATTAGGGGATGACAATTTTCTGTAGACCTCATAAACTCAACAGTTTCACCGCCGCCAGTTTGTTCTTCATTTTCGGTGTATACCCAAACAGCATCTTTATTAGTCATTATATCATCTTTACGAAAAGGTGCTGATAACCATAATACGTTCATAAATTTTTTACCTCTGTGTTTTTTAATTTATTGTACCAAACCAACGGTTTTGATTTAGCTTTTGATGTAACCTTTTCACTTAAAGTTGATTTTGGCCAACAATGTTTTCTAAAATCACAATAACCACATATACTTTCTAAAAGTGTATTACCAGTTTCTATCCTTAAACCTTTATTTTTTCCAGACTTAGGAACATAAGTTTCTGTTATCTCGCCATACAACTTCTCAAACTTTTTATTAGATTTTAATGACTTTATTGTTTCGTTTGCACTTTCTAATATTTCTTTTCTATCCTTTTGTTGATTTTCTGGTGCTTCACATACAGCAAATTCACCAGTAACTTTGTTTATTGCTATCCATCCACCAAAATTAGAATTATCTGCCTCACCATAAAGATGCCCTTGCATAACATAACCAAAAGGGTCATCCTCTTTTATTTTATTGTAGCTACCAAACTCACCAAACTTACCCATAAAATTAGATGGACTAGCAGATTTTATATCCCACACTCTACCATCTATTTTAACATCGTAAGTTCCTTTTAATTCTATACCCCCTATCTTTAATTTTACAGGCTCTTGTACTTTTTCAATATTAACACCTGCACCTTTCATTACTGCGATAGCAACTGCCTCAAGTAAATCTCCCATTAAAAACTTAATTACAGTGTTATATGATATTTCTTTTTCTTTACCTTTTTTTTCTAACTGTTGTTGGCACAAAGGTTTACCAAGACCGGACATACGCATACGCCAATCATTTGTTTCATTAAATTGTTTTTCTAACGCTTTACCACAGGATTCTTTAAACTCAGAAATAATTTCGGGGGAGAGTTTCCCCTGCCCCCGAACTGCATCATAGAGAAAACTCTCTATTAGAGTAGATAACATACTGTTAACCGTCTAACTCAATAGCTAGGGAGTGGTCGCCATCTTTTGTTTTTTGTTTAACAGCACTTCTATGCTTCTCCATGACACTCTCGTTTACGGATTTTATCGCAACCGAAAATTCCTTCAATAAACTTTTATCATCGTCAGATAAAGAATCAACGGAATCACCTATTTTAACATTTACTGAAAAGTAAGAATTACCTCCAGATTTTTGTTTGTTGGTAGATAACAAAAGATTTGTTCTTACCATAGGTTTATTTTGTTTTGCTAAACTAGCAAGTGTGGTACTAAATGGTACATAATTAGTTCCTTTAGCATAGTAAACGCAAGGTGTGTTTTCAACGTTAGCCTCCTCACCACTTGCCTTTTTACCTTTCATACTTACTACTCCGTATAAAACTTGATTACATTTAATAGAACTTTGTATAACTTTTTGTGGGTCATTATCTGCAAGAGCCTCTATCTGTTCTCGAGATAACTTTCCACACTTATAAGTTCCAGATGAATCAGCAAACTGGTCTCCTAAAGACGGCATTTGCACACTTGATGTAAATTCTTGTGAAGAGTTATCCCAATAACTGTAAGCGTAAAGCCTTATAAAAGCTCTAAACTTTACATCTTTAGCATAAACATTTTCACCATCAAGTTTAAGTACAAAATGACCCCTAGGTAACGGGTTTTCATTTTCATCTTCTGTATCATAATTTATTGATAGTCTAGATAATACTGAACCAGATGGCCCACCGCCATCAGTTTGTCCAGTAAGTCGCATTAACTCAGCATCACTTAAATTATCTATATTAGTAGCTACTGATAACGCTTGATTTTCAACATTTTCAACCATTGGTTTTATAAACCTCCTTCATGTTGAGCCAATCGTTACCTATTTTTAGTTCGATACCAATTGGCATTGTATATTTAAAACCATAACGCTTTATACACTCATCAGATAAAGACATCATGGCATCTTTCATAGTTGTGATAGCTTGTTCATCTTCATCTGGATATACATCCATAACGATACTATCATGTACTGTGTTGCAAATAATACTTTTTAACTTTCGATTTGTCAACAATTTTTTTAAATTAATTAATGCTATAGGTAGTAAGTCAGCAGTGGCAAAACCTTGAACTGGATAATTTTTTATAGCTGTAGCGTTAGTAACACTACCACTTCTAAGTCTTTCTACATTACCAAAAAAGTACTGTCTACCACTAGGTAATCTAACTTTATTCGTAATTAGTGCCTCATTTTGTAGTTCTCTATGCCATCTTGTAACACCTTCATACTTATTTTTAAATGCCCTGTAGTATTGCATCTGTTTTGGGGTACCTAGTATGCCCCCGTATAAAGGCTTAAATGTATCTGATTTTGCTTTTTGTCGAGATACACCTAATATTCTAGCAGTGTAACTATGAACATCAACCTCGTTTTTTACGTCTTCAAATACTTGTCTATCATTGGCTAGAAATCCTGCAACTCTAAATTCAAGTTGAGAATAATCTCCTTCAAGTATCTTGCCACCCTTCCACCTAGATGTAATACACTCTCTAACAGGAAAAGTATTACCTCTAGGCATGTTTTGGAAGTTTGGATTACGAGAAGATAGTCTGCCAGTACTAGTAACACATTGCATAAATTGTGGATGTACCATACCATCCTTACTTATGGCTTTTTGCATACCGTCAACAAAAGTTCGTAGATAAGTTCTTATCGCAGAATAGCGTACATACTTAATTAAGAACTCGTGTTCTACTCCTCTTGTAGATGTTAAATGACTTTCTAAAACTTCTTTGTCAGTTTTAAATCCCATAGCAGAACAATCAATAGAATTTCTAGGTCTCAATCGTAATCCTGCTCTTTCTTTTTTATTAGTAAATATCAAACCTTTTTCATTACAAGTTTTGCATTTTCTTTTTACATTACTTGGTGTGCCATCTTTTTTCATGTAAGTATACTTACCAGTTCCC